TGGTTAATTCGCCAACAACTTGTCGTGATTTGTTCCATTTAGTAGATAGTTCATTGATATTAAGAATTCTACTCATAATAAGATCTGTCCCTGCATCAGTATCTCTCTTCACATAACAATCATCTGTCTCTAGATAACCAGTCAAACTGTTGTCAGCATTGACTCTATCTGGAAATTGTGTACTAAAAATTTTTGGATCCATTGGCCATTTAAGTTCACAAATGCCCTTAAACCATTCAATATCAAACTTTTCCAGACCCCTTGATTTAATAGATTCCCATCTAAAGTATTCTTTACCAATGTCTCTAACTTTCGATCTCCATTTTACCCAATTGTCTCGCTCGCCAGGATAGTTATCAATAACATCAGGCAATATACGCCAATCAGTTGAAGATAATAGGTTTTGCTTTTCGGACATTCTCTTTGATAGAGTTGCATCCCAAAAAGCATATTCTTCAGAAATAGCAGTGATGCTATCATTAATTTGCAATCGATTAACTATTCTAGTAGATTCTAAAAATGCCTCAACATTATTTTTTAAAGTAACAACATCATCTATAGTAAATCCTTTGAAGAAATATGATTTGAAAGAACTTTCTTTTGTGTTAAAGTTATATTTCTGTTTTCTCCTCTGTACATCGGCAGTACCATCACTGTAAATAGTAATATATTGAATAGTATCAGATTCATTGTGCCATAAATCTCCTAAAACCTCGGTTTTAAATCTATCTATAAACTCTTTTTTGATTTTATACATGGGTGATCCTTTCGCCCCTGTACGATAGTTATGTTTAATAGTAGAAGTTTCCACCACAAAATTAGCAATGAAATCTAATTCATATATTGGGTGTCTTGGATAAATTTCTTGTACCATGGATATTACTTACTTTAAAGAAGATGGGGTTTTAATATACCAACCAGTTACAATATATTTATTATCATCACCTAAAACCATATTGCCTTTATGAACATGGGTCATTGCTGCTGGGAATAATACAACTGTTCCTTGTGTTGGTTTAATTCGTCTTTTTTGGAATCTAAACTCGGTCTCTCCACCTTCTTCAACATCATTCAGATAAATCATCCACGTAACTTCACGGTGAGAGTATTCGTGTGATGCATTTTCATAATGCCACATGTGGTAACCACCACCAGAAGGAGTTCTTTGAAATTTAATATCAGTAGACACCATCGTCATTCCTTTCAACTGGTCAAACTCATCTACGTAATGCAACATACATGACTTTAGAAACTGATTAATCTGTGCTGATTTATCACCTGCATGATAGTTTATCATAAATGATGCATCATGTCTATTTCCTTTACCTTTATATTGACTACCTCCGTCAGATAAACCAATCGATGCTAGTGGAGTACCCATTGCAATTGCGGCAGTGTTCTCATTTAAAACGTCATCTCCATATTTAATCAGTTCTTCACAGAAAGGTTTAGGTACGAATCCTTCCCATACACCAACAAAATCTTGAAAATCAGATCTTGTTGCTGCCTTATTCTTCATCAATTCGAGAGGACGATACGGTGCTAATGCCATAATTAATACGCTTTGATAATATACTTAATTTTGTGAAAGTTTTCGACTAACGGAACTTGTTTATTTGGTCTGAATGTAACGTTTGGAATAGGTTTCTTATAGGATGTATTCAATTTGAATGTACCACTATTTAGTGCCAAACCCACGTCTGCTTGTGTAAATCCAACTGGCACCTGTTTGGCTGCATTAGGAATTCCTAGTCTGCCACTACCAGCTTCACCAACATTACCATAAGAGAAATCCTGTGTAGCATCTACAACAATTTGTGTTGTCAAAAAATGACTGTGCATCTCTACAGTTGTATCAGAATCCTCTAATATAACTTGAGGTGTATAAGCATCAATTCTAACGTTCCTGGGTTCAACGTCAATAACACAACCTGCTGTAACATTACCAGCAACGTTTTGTCCTGGAAGTCGTTTGGTCACATTCGCTGGCGGTGCCTCCTGTGCTAAATTAGTAAATGGATATACAGCATTAGGGGGAGTGAAACTACCCGTTGTCGCCAAATAGTTACCCTTCATCGTTTCATCAGCGTGATGTGGCCACCAAGTTTCTGTTTCCCACGAGTGACTCCATTCTTTAGAACCTGTAAAAGTCTCGTTGGCCGCGCCTGGAAAATCTTGAGGACCTTCCTCTAGATATTTTGTCCATGTCTTACTTATATTGCCTTGGAAATATCTTGACATTGTGGCACCAAATTCAGCTCCAAGATAAACGTCAATTATACTTTTCCACTCTGCAGCAAACCCTGCTGGATCATTATCCCAATATTCATCACCAAATCGTGCATCAATCCACTGTCCACCACCTCTTCCTACCATATCGTCATCTTCAGGACCAGGTTTGGTCGCTATATCACCTAAAATGTTTCTGTAATCACCATCAGGATAAGGTTGGGTGAGGCTTACGTCACTGTATGGCATAATACGCTCGTTCCATGGAACTAATGCTTCAAAACCTCCATATGTTTGAGCACTAGCCATATAATGTGTATGCACAGGAACATTTACCCTTGCAGGGATTAAAGGACCAATGCTAGCATTTACATTACCAGTTACAGTAAAATCAACATCATCTTCAATTGGTTCATTAAAGACAGTTCTGACTGTTCCAATATCAAAGAATACACTTTCATTAGAATCACTACCAGCAGGACCAATCCATTGCTGAAATGGCGATGTTCCGCTACCAGAACCATCTGGGTCTCCAGTGGTAACATCAACGTTGTCAATATACCACCATCCACCAATATTTCCTGGTTCTGATGGATCAGGTGAAGGTAGAAAAGGCGATGATCCAGCATTACCATCAATTCTACCAGTTCCAGCTAGTTTTCTATTCCTATAATCAGGAACTTTAAAATTACCAGTTGCTATGTTGTCGGATGCATTCCAACTACCAGAACCACCATATTGATTACCAATAACGAGAAAGAGATCTAGATAGTCTGCAACTTGATATTCTGCACCATCACAAGATAAATATCCAGGATAACGAGAGTCAAGACCACCTGTAAGATCACCATATGTATCACTCTTCCAAGGCTGTCCAGATCCAGTGCGATTTGGACCGAGGGATTGCTTCAAAATAGAAAGAACTGTTCCAACTGCCATTCCATCATCTTTTGATTCTACCACAACATTGGCAGAATTAGCGTTATCGTAATAAACTTTTGCATTTTTCTTGGCATACCATGTACCTATCAATTCTGGATCTGCGGGTGCCTGTGCCCATGTAGTTGTAGACCAAGAAAATGAGTTACCACTACCAGTACCAAGAGTAACTGTAGTAGATTCTACTTGATTAGTACCAGATTTTGTAACTAGAAATACTCGGAATGATGAATTTTGATTTGGATCAAATGTTACTGGTCCTTCAACTGGCGTAGCAAAATCAATAGAAATCTTGCCGTTACCAGTAGCATCAATTTCAATGGGTCTATTAATAGCAGTAATAACGATACTAGAACTAGAAACAGACTTTGATGTAGGTTGTCCAGTTAGATTTGATGGTGGTGTATAGCTTGCTTCCGTATCTGCACCCAGTTCAGTGGTAATATCCCAACTAGAAATAGTTCTACTTCCCACTTTAATAACCATACCTGTAACGGTGTTGACATTAGGCGAAGACTTGGTATAGATCTGCAGTTTATCACCATTTTGTACATCAATCGGGAAAGTACCTCGCGAAGTAATAGTACCATCTGCTCTATGTACTCTAACACGAGAAGATAGATAATTACTACCAGGATTGGTAGAAACTAACGTTGCTTGTACAGATGTGGTAGCACCAAGACCAGTAATACCAGCTGCAGGTTGAATAGAAGATTCAATTAATGTATCAGTTAGTTGATCCGTTACATCAGGAAAACTAAACGCAACTGGTTGTATTGATGGGAAGTTACCAGTAGTGATAGTCCAATCGGATAGGTTATAACCCTCACCAACTGTAAGAAGATTTTCAACACTAGTATTAGGTACACCACCAGTAGTATATGAAAGTTGTAAATACTGTCCATTGGTAATTTGCACAGTTGACTGTGTAGTATTTTGAAATGTGACTGGGGTGCCATTATCTGCCATCACGTCAAAATTATTATCATCAGTGACAAAACTATTGCCATCAGAAATACCAGCTAAAGCACCACTAGATGTAAGCACAGTAGCAGGAGCATTTAATCCAGTTACTCTTAAAATTTCACTGTATATTGTAGTGCTAAACGGTTGACCAGTGAGATCAGTAAAATCAGGAAATGGTTCTGGTACATTAGGAGGTTTAACAGCAGTAGTAATGTTCCATCTCTCTGTTCTTGTACCAATTGCAAGAGATAGATATGTTCGCGCTCCTTCTGATTGACTAGATCTTAATCTAACTTGGATTATATCAGTGTTAGATACAAGTGCGCTAGTTGGAACAGTCCACGAACCAAAACTAGTTTCTCCTTGACTTACTCTCTTAACTCTTAACGCAAAGTTATCGATACTGACAAGATAATAACTACCATAAAGAGCAATAGGTGCTTCTGTATTTGTAGTTAGACCAGAAACTGTAATTAGTTGCTCGCCTGCTCTGCTACCATCCGCCCAATAATATAGGGTATTTGTTTCTACTTCTTCAAGATCAGTAAATGGGAATCCATCTGGAGCAAAATCCTCTGGAATCGTAACGATATACCAAAGTGTTGTCTGATCACCAATTTGAACCGTAACCGTTTGTGTTGTATTCCACGCGGAAGGAGCTTTGAACCTTAATCGGATCGTTTGTCCTTCATCTACGTATACTGGGTTTGATCCGAATGAAAAAGTCATTTACTATTTACTACAATCACTATTTCTGTAGTATTTATGATCTCTGACGAACGTTATACCAAACACCACCCTGGTCAATTTCAACCTGAATTGGTGAATCAGCAGTAATTTCTACTGCAATATCAACATCAGAAATAACTAATTCATCAGTGGTTACTGTCTCATTTGGAGTAATAACTGTTATGCCTCGTTCAGTAACATCTTCGGTGGAAGGGATTGTAATAGAATCAGGCATCTGATCGATATTAATATTAAATATTTGTTCTATCTCAACAAATAAACTACCACTACCATATGCTTTCAATTTTATTTTACCTGAACTATATCCCCTATTATTCCATTTCGGTGATGAAGATGCAGTTTCATCAGCAATCAATAGATTAGTAGTAGTAATAGTTGGATTTGCTCCAGTAAGTGCGGGATGAGTGGTCATTACACCATCTAAATCTGTATATTCTACTGTAAGATCGTATGATACAACTTCAGTAAACGAAAACTGTACTTCATAACTAGAATCGCCCCAATCAATTGTAGAAGGAACAACCATAGATGCTGACGGTGGTTGAATAACTGTTAGTTCTACTGATACAGTATCTTGTAATCGCCCTCCATATCCTGGTGATGATGCATATAGTGTATAAGTGGTAGTAGTTGTAGGTGATACAGTTACTTGTCCAGTTAAATTTTGTGATCCTAGATTTGGACTAATTGTCAAATTGTCAACAGAACCAGTAATACTCCACTCAAGAGTTGCACTATTACCACGAGTAATTGTATTACCACCAATAAAAGATGCTGTAATTTCTGGAATTTCTTTTACATTGACAGTGAGACTAGAAGATTGAGAATTGTTTGGCGGATAATTTGTAGTAAACGTATAAACAGTGGATTGTGACGGAGAAACAGTAAAACTACCTTGACCAAATTGATTATTAGACAAAGATCCAAGACCAGTAATAGATGCACTGCTAATATATGCTGTATCGTTTGCAGTCCAATTAATAGTTATATTATCTCCCTCAACAATAGTTTGAGCACTAGTTTGTCCATTAACAGTTAAGGTCGGATTTGGATTGGCATAAACACATCCAGAATTTACATTAGCATTAGAATTATAGTTTGTGGCAGAAGAATCCATGCAACCATAAATTGCAGATGGTCCAACATAGGTAGTATCACCAGTAAAAGTACCACCACTCACATAAATGATCATGTCATTAAAATCATTATCAGCACCAGCCCCTTGTCTATCATCTAATCCCAAAGATTGACTATTTAATCGTCTTAATGCTGTATACCCAGGACCACTACCACTACTAGTCAAATTATATGTTTGACCATATCCAACATTAACAGTTCTACTACCACTATCAGGACCAATAGTCCCTCCTGGCATACCGTAAATATAATTGCTGTCTCCAGCACTCCTATTCCAAGAAATAGTGACATTTGGCATTAGATACTCCTAATATCTCTCCACGTTCCATCATCATCAATCTCAACCTGAATTGGTGAGCTAGCTTTGATTTCTACTGGTATATCTATGTCAGTAACAACAAGATCTGAACTAGTGATTGTTGCATCAGGCGTAATAACTGGACTTTGATCGATGAATAACCCTACTGATGATGGAATAGATATTGAATCTGGCAGCTCATCAATATCTATAACTACTATAGCATATGATTGTCCTTGTAGAGAACCTGCACCAGTAACAATCAGTTCAAATTCTACCTGACGTGCCCCAGTATCATCATACAAGTCCGAAGCAGGTACAATCAAATTACCTACAACATCTCCTGTAGGTAATGTAGCAATTTGAGTGTATCCACCGCCATCTTTTTGCATTTTTAGTACAACATCACCAGTAGCATTTGTGTAATCATATCCAACAACAATATCTTCTCCATAATTTACCCTTGATGGAACAATCAGATCGGAGTCTGGGGGTTGATTAACTACAACAGTTACTTGATCTGAATCAGATCCAGCAAGACCACCAACAGAAATAATATATGTTGTTGTTTCTGTTGGAAATATTGTTATTTGTCCGTTTGTATTTTGCGTTCCCAAATTAGGAGACAGTTGTGCTGTTGATGCAAATCCAGTTGTTGTCCATTCAAGTTGTACTGACGAATTGTAATTGATATTATTAAAACTACTACTGATAGTTACAGAAGGTTGTTGATATACTGTAGCAGTAATAGATTGTGATACAGTTCCTCCAGGACCAGTAACTGTAAGAGTATATGTTACTGTTCCTATGTTACCAGTTCCAGTGTAAGTAGGTGTTACTGTATATGAATTAGATGTTGTAGAAGTTGATATAGATCCAATAGTTGGGTTAAGAGTAATTGAACTCATACTTCTACTACCGTTAACAGCCCAGTCAATATCAACTTGTTCTCCTTCAATTATATTAACAGTAGAAGACTGCGAACCATTGTAATTAAACAAAAAATATAAAATTTCTGGTGGTGGATTTGTATATGTCAATATCATCCATCCATTGCCTTGGTTGCCATATCCACTATTGTCGTTCCAGTCAATATCACCTTGATCCCACCAACCAGAGTTACCACCAATACCACTATATCCACTACTAGTAGTAGTGCCACCAAGTCCACCAAATACTCCAAGAACAGATCCACCACCGCCGCCACCACGATGTCCGAATGGTGCCGATCCACCTCCTCGCCAAGATGGTCCCCCACCTTGATTACTAGTTCTACCACCACCAATACCAGCACCCGCTGCACCTGGAAACGATTGACCAGTAGAGGGATGGAATCTACCAGCGCCACCACCGCCGCCACACCATGCAATATATCTGTTGACACCACCATCATATACAGCACTAGCACCACCGCCGCCGCCACCAGAGCGATGACCAGATCCACCACCTGCTACAGGAGAACTACCGCCAGATCCACCAGATCCAACGCCACTACCTTGATTATTTAATCCATCATTACCACGAGATCCGAGATAAAAAGTTAGATTATATGCATAAGATCTTGTAGCAATACGAAAAGTACCTGCTCTACCATTCGCACCATTGGTAATATTCCAATTGTTATTAGTAGGTCTAGATCCGCCGCCGCCTCCAGCAGCAAAACTAAATTCTAAATTTGTTGCACCTGCTGGAACAGTATAAGTATATGTTCCTATGCTATTGTTTGAAAATGTTGGCATTAAATTTGTCTTATATTATACCATATATCATCATTATCAATCTCAACCTGAATTGGTGAGTCAGACTTAATCTCAACAGGAATGTCAATATCATTAATGACAATCTGTTCTGAAGTTACCTCTACATCAGGAGTAATAACAGGTGCCTCACCCGACAATTTATCTTCAGTTGATGGAATATCAATATTATCAGGCATCATATCAATAACAATATCAACACTCCTGCTTTCTTCTTTAAACAGAGATCCATATCCATCAACATTAAATTTTAGTTGTAAAGATGCTGGTCCTTTTGTATCATAAGGAAGAGTGGATCCAGAAATAGTGTATATAGAAGAAAAAGAATCTCCTTTAGTATTTGGAATACTAATTGAAGACATTACTGCTCCAGGTCCTTGATTTTCATCGACCTGTGTAATTACAAGAGTAACACCATTTCCATTAGGATCTGCATTAGTACCACTAACTTCTATTGTTATATCATCGCCATAACTTACAGAAGGTGGTGTGACTATGAATAATGTAGGTATCGATACCACAGTAATAGTAGCAGTATCACTATTACTTCCACCATTACCAGTAACTGTAAGAGTATATGTTGTATCTACAGTAGGACTAATACTATACCCGCCTCCAGAAATATTTACATTACCAATGCCATTATCAATACTCGCGCTGTAGGCATCCGAACTAGTCCAATCTAAAACTGCAGAATTACCTATAGTCATAGACGCAGGTGTTACTGTTAAAGTACAAGTTGGTGTTTTGTATACAACGAGATCAATATATGCTGTTCTACTATACACAGCATTGGATGCTGTAATTGTATATCTTGTATTTTGACTAGGACGAACTGATGTGCTTCCTGATGTAGCAACAGAACCTATTTGATCAATACTAACTTGCTCTACATCTCCACCCGCAGACCACGATAAAGTTGCTGATTGTCCTGATGATTCAGTGATAGTAGTAGGGCTAACCGAGATAGATACTGTAGGTTGGTCATAATTATAACTCCAAGCATATACAGCACCATGGTTACCAAATCTTCTGTAACCATTACCACCTTGCTGACCACCAGTGCCAATTGTCAAATAGTATGAGTTGTTAGGTACAGCTCCATACCACCCACGACATTGATAGAAATAAGTAGCACCGCCACCTCCACCGCCACCAGTAAAACTCGGTGAGCGCCACTGTCCAGCACCACCAAATCCATATGGTCCATAACCAGAGTTAGCTCGAGCGTATTCGCCATTAGAATAGTTTACATACCCATTTTGACCATAGGAATAGTTTCCATAACCACCAGTACCGCCAGAGTTTAAACAACCAGCAGCACCACCACCTCCGTATCCTCCAGGAGCACAAGTATTTCCACCAGCTGTTGGTGCTCTACCGTAACCTGCACTAGGTCTAGCACCACCTCCACCACCACCAACAGCCATGTAGTAAATGTATTTTACATCGCCTCTAACATTGTAACTAGAAGATGATGTATATGTGACGCAGGTAACTCCCATATCCTATCCCCGATTAAAATTTGATGATGTAATGAACCATAATAAATGGGGTAACAACTTGATTTAATACATCAAGTCTGGTTGTATCAACATCAACATATGATTGCATGCCATCAGTAGAAATGTTGAATGGAGCGAAATTATAAACGAAATTTTCATTATATGCACTAGGAGGAACGATTGTGTGTGAATGATTTGGTTGTCCAACAGGGACATTAATAGATGACTCCACTATACTATTATATCCCTCACAATTGGCACTCATCGCTGTATTGGGATCTCCAGTCATACCCAGACCACTAACATCATAGTTGCCTGTATAATTTAAAACAGTCATATCAACGGAATGAGAGTGTGCTTGGAACTCATCCATAGTTAAAATATAAGGTTCAGTTTCTTTGACCACGTTGTATTTTATGTTTCCACCAAATTCTAGATCTACAAGTGATCCTTCTACCTCCATGCCAGCTTCGAGAGATCCAACAGATGTTGAATTCACTTTAATTACACCATTACTCGTTGGACCACCATTGACTTCTTCGAACAGACTAACAGTATCATTATGTCCGTTTGCAATACGCCATGGTGTATTAAAATTCCACGATAGTTGATCACCTGCAGCATATCCTTCACCAGGATTGATAATAGCAAGAACCTTCCACTTTGTTCGACCACCTTCATCTGCTTGCATACGAATCTTAAATACTGCGCCAGCACCAGATCCACCATTCATCTGAAAATTTTGTTCTACAAAGTCACTATTATTTTCCCAGTAATCATTGGCACTATACTGGGGATCGCCAACCTGGTCATAATATACACTACCAACATTACTGTAATACCAAGCGTCAGTAGTTCCTAGCTTGAATCCTTCAGATTCAATAGGTTCAGAAATTGATGTAACTCTAAAAATTCTATTACCTGTTCCTTCTAGTTCATCCCAGCGACTAACTGAACATTCATCGTCTACGGCATACCCAGATCCTCTCTGTCCATTGACATATGAATTGACTCTAATTTTTGATCTATTATATTCACCACTTGGTCTTACATTTGGTTCGATAGTAATGTTCATAACTGCACCAAGACCATCCGAAGTATTTCCCCGAACTCTGACATTATAATCTCCTGTAATACTGTCATTAGGACCAGTCCACCAGGTTTGGTTATTACCAGGAGCATTTCTATAACCAATTGAACCAAATTCAGTCCCACTCCATGGAGCTGGAGCTGGAGAAGCACCATCTGAATCCGTTACTTGACGCATTATGAATCCTGTGATAGCACCACCGCCACCTACAGATCCATTATATCCACTCCAAGCGGTAATTCCATTGTTACTAGTGGAACCAGAGGTATAATTAACATTAATTCTATTACCTTCGTTTTGCAAAGATGCCTCACATTCCACACCAACCTTTCTTACGTTAGGTTTATTTTCCATAAAAACATTAGTGTATTCTCCACTACCACCACTAGGAATCATAACTTTAGATCCTAAATCTGGTAACTGAAAACTACCAAGATCACCTGTTGTTGGATCTGGATCTCTTAAGATAGTGTTCTCTTTTTTAAATCTACATTCTGAACCAATACCAAGAATTTGTGCTAGTAAATAATATTCTTTTACATTAAGGACTGATCCATCACATTTCAAAAATCCACCAGGTAAATTGTCCTTAAATACTGCTGTGGTAGGATCATTATTAGTACCAAGACCAGGGACAGTATGAATCTGAATAGTGCCAGGAACACCACCAAACAAAGATTTATTTCTTGTGTAGTTAGTAGATTTAGATCTTGCCATTAGTATGCTCTGATGATGTATATACAGGTGAGTTTAGGTTGTGCAGTAGTAAAATCAATCTTCAATGCTTTTTCATTTTCTGAATTGTCTGGGTTTGTAGTAGAAGGTAAATTGACATTAGCAATAACACTCGACTGTGGATTCAATCTGGTTGAATCAAAAATAACTTCAAATGATCCGTGATCATGAGCATAAATTTCACCACCGTCGCTTATCCCAGATTGATCTGAAGGAAGAAACTCATATGCTGGATGACTCAACAGTGTTCTTCCCTCATAATCACTACTAGGTTGATTAGTTGTAAAGTAATTTCTATATCCTAATGGCACTGCCGTTCGACCTCCAAGAGGACCAAATGGGATATTGGCACCTTCTGTACCACCACCTATTTTTGCGCCTCCAGGGTGTTCATCTGTTGTAAGAAACGCAGATGTTAAAGGTGTCCAATGCAGCTGCTTTGGTTTCAAGTTAACTGGTGGAGATTCCGCACGCGCTAAACCATAAATTTTGTTAGGTGATCCGTCATCTTTACCATCAGGACTTTCAGAAATTCCTTCTGGCCATCTAATAGAAAGTAAAGATTGATCATCGTTTGGTCTAGTGTTAATACTCTGGAAATTCTCGTATAAACCTGGCATGAAACCTGGACGAATGTTTACCACACTCCCGATTTCACTTCTTTCAGAAGGACCTTCAGCAGAATCTCTGCCTGTAACCGATGAATCGACCCACCCGAAGAAAATAGCGTCACCCTCACCAACTTGAGCACTCTCGCCATCAAGGTCAACCGCAGAAACGTATAATGTATAAGGAATAGGATGATAGGGAACAACACCTAGTCCAGGTTTGGTTCGATCACTATTATCAATGGTTTCGAGAAGACCTGAATGATTATGTCTACCAATATGTTTTCTACCTAATTTTCTAGGAGCAACATATACTGACATAGCTCCGTCACCGTCAATCTTTGTATTTCCACTAATTTTTCCCTGATATCCACTTCTATCACTTGGAGAAATTTGAAAAACAATATCTGTCGTGATATCAGTATAAGAACCAGTAAGTGCTATTCCTTCTCTATTTTCTTTCTTATCACCAATGATGTTACTCATTATAGTTCTAGCATCAATATCATTATCTGCATCTCTTCCAGTAAGAGCAAAATAATCATTTTCAATATCCATCAACATTCTACCATTTAGGTCTGGCAGAGTAATAGTTCCTCCATATAGTGGAAACGTGTCCACAAAACCACTATTATCTCCCATATTGTATGAGTCCCCAATAGTAGCAGCTAATAAAGGATAGTCAACTGCTGGTAGTGTGCCGCCATTACAAATGACCCAACCATGAGGGATTGAGCTCAATCCTCCAGTCCATGCCATGATGGTGCCGATAACGGCACCTTTTGCTTCATGTCGCTCTTGATAAAACATGTATCAAACCTCCGCGATATACCAACCAACCTTACCACCAGGAACAGCAGTTTGACCTTCTGGGGTGGCAGATCCAGCAAAAACTAATGTGAATGCTGCATATGGCGTCTGAACAATTAATTCACCCCCATCATAGTTTTGGTCTGTTGCTAGAGTGTTAGTATTAGGAACACCAGATAGCATTGCAGTTCCAGTATTAGTAACTCCTCCCTGCATATTAACGTTATTTGGTGCTCTAACGACCATACTCATGTTGTAAGTAAGTTGTCCACCTATATCTATAATGCGAATCATATCACCAATTAGACACTCATTTAGTTCAGGTAATTTTACAAGCGTATTCTGACTACAATTGATAAAATAATTAACATTTGACTGTAACTTCATTGTATTACCTGTTTTATACTCCCATTTGCGACCACCGTTTTGATTTATATAATTCGGGATACCAGCAATAGTCGTCGATCCATTAGTATTAACTGCGAACTTCTCCACACCACCAGAGTTGATAGTGAGATTACCACCGTTAATTGTTAGATCAGCCTCTGTATTGTATGCGAAGTTAGTATCGGTAGTGCCAAATGCACCACCAATTAGAACACCGCCACCAAATCTGGCAGTTCCATTACCAGTTGCACTTAAACTACCAGTAACAGTAAGATCGCCAGTAGCATTTTCTAACTTTAACTTTTGGGTAGATCCGTCTTCACCAAAGATGTTAAAGTCACCACCATTAATTGTTAGATCACCCGTTGCAGTATCAACTTGTAGAGTATTTCTCTCCGTAATAGTAGTAGATCCACCGTTAGTAAGTGTGAAGTATTCGGTTTTTTCAACAGTAGTACCTCTAATCGTTAGACTATTGTTAACCTCAAGAGTACCTGCAATGGTTGTGTTACCACTTGTACCCTCAACAACAAACTTATCAAACCCTTGTCCAACACTTAATGTTCCGTTAAGTTTAGTATTACCTGTAGTAGAATCTACTCGGAATACCTCTGTAGCAGGAGAACCGCCATCAGTAATAATCAATGCCTGAATATCGGTAGAGATAAGTTCAGCAACTTTGACTATTTCAATGTCGTCTAGAATTAGATAGTCATTAGTGGTTAGAGTTCCACCAAATTCAGCAACACCGATTCTAATATCAGCAGTTGCAGTACCAGCACTTGTGCTACCAGTGTCTAGTTCACCATCACTGTCTAGATCGAATCCAGTAATAAAGGATGCGTTTGCAGACTTATCAAATTTAGCAATAATGCTTTCATCTGGATGATCTGATCTAGTAGAAGTGCCTTCCATACCTCTCTTAACACCCAGTCTATAACCAAGAGTGTCGGTTGGGTCAGTAACGTTGATTAAAGCAGTAACTTGGAGAATTTCCGAGTATTGCTGATCTGCTGCAACAGTAGCACCATTTTCATCAACTGAATCAACTGCAGATGGATGTCCTCTGTCGATGACAAGAATATCACCGATCTTAAAGTCATCAGGTGCTGGTTTTGTGATTGGTAAGTAGTAGAGTTCACCAGCAGTGTTAACTTGGTTAACTCTAAAGGTTAAATTTGTACCACCTGATGCACCACCAAGTTGCTGTGAAGTGATAACAAGAGGATCGTTATCGGAATAACCAGAACCAGGAGCAATTAGAGAGATAGTAACATCACCAGCACCATCAACCTCAATAGTGAACAGTGCTCCAACACCTTGTCCAGTAGTAGTTGCTGTGAGGTTATCATATACCGTGTTTGCAACCCAATCATTACTTTGTGTAGGAGAAATACTATCAACGGCAGCAATTTGTCCACCTGCTAGTAGGAATGTATCGCTACCCCATGGTGCAACACCACCTGTATCAATTTTCTTACCAGTCTCAAAATACTTGAGGAAGGTAATGTTAGGATCTTCCAAAGATCCAATCTGATGATCGGCAGTAGAAGTAGCAAATCTTGCTCTATTAACACTAATGATACCTGCGTTTAAACCACCAGCAAGTTTGATAGTACCATCAGAAGTAGTGCTACCTTGTACTTTCAGGGAGTTTCTAACCGTGGTGAAACCACCGAGACCAGCAATTTCTACTTTTGAAGCATTTGCGCCAATATTAACAGTAGTTGTTTGTGATCCATCAAAGATGTCACCTGTTGCTGCTAGAGTAAAAATACGAGCACTGGATGCACCAGCAAAAGCAGCAACTTCAAGTGTACCAGCAATTTTGGTTTGATATGTACCAATATAAGTAGTTGTTGATAGGTTAGGAGCACCACCACCAATTCTAATAGAACAGGAAGATGTGATCGCATCTTCAACAGATGCAAGATCAACAAAAGCACTCTTGGAACGTTTATGGATCTCTAATGTGGTAGATCCAGCGTTACCACCAATTCTCATTGTATGAGAATTAGAATCACTTACACTCATACCAACACTGATTGATTGATCAGCGGTAGTTGTGTTTGCAAGTGTTATAGATTCGGCAGCACCAAGACCAATGAAGAAGTCAACACCAGTGTTAAGGAACTGGAATGTTTCTGCAGTAGAATTTAGATCTCCACCATCGATACTTAAATCGTCTTCGATTAAAGTGTTTCCAGTGATTCTTGCATCACCGTAAACTACAAGGTTTCTATCAAGTTCTCTCTCGGCAAGTCCACCAATCGAAGTATTAATACCAAATCTACCACCAGCAGCATAAGTAGTGCCAGTAGAAGTAGGATCAGACGTTGAGACGCGAATAGTTGCAATGTTTGAAGGATCGCTGCTATCACCACCAATCAAGAATGCATTGTCTACAGCGAAGTAGTTCTTCGCAATGGATGGTTCTGCAAAGTAGTTGTTTGCACTTACAAGACCAGCGTTGTCATATGTGACTAGACTCTTACCACTAATGAATGCAGTACCAACAACATCTAGGTTAGCACGAGGATCAGTATCTACACTAACATTACCAACATTGGTTGCTTCTTTAGCAGAACGTCCAATAGTGTTAATACCAAGTCTGAAATCACCAAAAACATCAGTATCAGTTCTCAATGCTTCAGCACCGATTACACCAAGTTCTTTCCATATCGATTGAGAAATTTCAATCTTTGCACCAGGACCTTCTGCATTCCAGTCTTTAACTTCCTGTGCAATCTGGTTGAACAGTTGAACTGTACATGTAGATGCAGTTGGATCAAACCCAGAAGCTCTAACTTGCCATGTACCATTAAAGAAGGTATTAGAGAAGTTAGAGATACGTAATGTTTCTCCTACCTTAATTTTCAGTTGTTCGTTGCTAACACCTGATGCCCATTGAATTTCGATAATTGTTGTATTATCAGAAGTTATGGTAAAGATAGAATTATCAGGGATTTCTGTGAAGAAGTTGGTAAAGATCCAACCCAAAGAACCACTTCTGTTTACTTCCAGACCTTTATAAAGAATATCACCAGCAACAGGAGCAATAGAAGAACCATAAGTAACATTCTGTGCGGTGTACCACGCAGATCCGCCGTCAGCAAGTAGACCAGTATTGTTTGGAGTGATATTAGATGGGAATCCACCTGCAATATGCGTTCTCCAAGTGTAAGTTTGACCAGGGCTATCTACAGTACCGCGTGGATTAAATCTATAGACTGCAGCATTGATAGAGTTCTTGGTAAGAACAATGTCACCGTCTAGTCTGTTTCTGAAAGCTGTTCTATCCTGCGTAGGATCGTCTCCAGACTGTGTTAGAGATAGAATACGTAGAGAATCACCATCCAGAGGATCAACGTTGATCTGAACTGGATTGTTCAAGAAGGTATCACCTTCGATTGTTACCTTATCATTGAAAGTAACAGCATTGTCAAAGGTAGTAACCAATGCACCGATGCTGTCATTATCATCTCCACTGTCTGACAGTGCTGCCTGCTCAAGGAACGTCTCTTCGCCTGTAATAGCGTTGATCTTACGATTACCGATATAGAGGTCACCGTTAGAGTTTAGACCCGTATAGAAGACAATACCACCGTCTTCACGTTTTGCTTGTGCATAGAAGTCTTGCTTATCAGATAGAACAACTTCCTGACGAAGTGGGAAACCAGTTGAGTAGTTACCAGGACCGAATCCAAGATACTCAAATGTGTGGTTACCAGATCTAGCAATAGATGGTCTACGAAGTTCTGTATAGAATCTTCGTTGTAGAGGATATTCAGAGTCACCAGAGATAGAAATCTGTCTATTCTCCGAACCTACAGATGCATTACCTACCTGTGCTTGAATTCTGTTATCAAGAACAACAGCATTTACATTAGATGTAGTATTAGTGAACTGGAAATTCAAGAATGGTCTGGTATCTAGCAAGTCAGTAACTGCTTCTTTCGTTTCACTGTACTTGAAATCATTAAGAGTAACAAGACCATGGACATAGTTGTCAGCAGCAGCTGTAGATGCTGGAGGATCAAGAATAGTTAAATCTCTACTTCCATTATCATCAATCTGGAACCATAGTGGATCATTCTTGTAATCCAGAGGATACAGATTAGAGATTGGTTGAGAGAACTTATAGTAATGGAAGTTTTCACCAACACCAGCACCCAGAGGATATGGCGAGATGTTACCACGAACTGCCGTTAAGTAGTAGACACCTTCTTGTTGGAGAGGAATCTGTTCTTGAATAGTCTCAACATCAAAGATATAGAATGTATCCTCAATATCAGGAACATCTTCAACAGAACTGACAGTATAAGTGTCGCCACCAGGTGTGGTGATCTTATCACCAGGAACTACAGTATAAACGTTAGCGCCTTCAATTCTATACAGGAAATTTTTTCTTTCAGATCTAGAAATTTGTGTTGGCCACGCATCTTTTTGACCATTTAGATCAAAGAATGTACCGTTGCTCTGTACAAAAGTGGTGGGATTAGTAGCAAGAAAATCTAGAGTACCCGTAATATTCTTCAGGATAACAAATGCAGT